ATCAGCGTATGCAGATCTGGCTGTCCAAGCAGTACCTGGGCATGAGTGAAAAAACAGAGCACCAGGGTGAGGGTCTACGCCCAATCGTGGTGGAGTACGCAGAGGCGAAACCTCCAGCATCGACAAATGATGATGATGCGAATAGTGTCTAGGCACCAGTGAAAGTAGACCTACTCCCACCACAGCTCAGATTCCTCAGAGCCACACAGCGTGAGGTGCTATACAGTGGAGCGTTCGGTGCAGGCAAGACCAGGGCACTCTGTCACAAGCTGATGAGCAGAGTGGCTGGCAGACCAGGAGCACGTGAGGGTCTGGCACGCAAGCATCTGGTGAGCCTGAAGGCCACCACACTCAGGACTCTGCTGGAGCCTGATGGCAAGCTGCCACCAGTGCTGACACCAGGAACCTATGAGCACAACAAGAGTGAGCGAGTGATCAGGCTCACTGGTGGTGGTGTGATCTACTATTTCGGTCTGGGAAATGCAGAGGACTATCAGAAAATCGGATCTCTCAATCTCTCTGGGTGTGCAGTAGATGAGGCCGTGGAGCTGTCAGAGCCAGACTGGACGATGCTGAGAGGCCGTATCCGTCTGAGCATGGATGAGCTACCCATGCAGCTATACGGTGCATGCAATCCTGGAGCACCATCACACTTTCTGGCTGTTAGGTTTGGACTGGCTGGTGGCCACACCCCAGCACCAAACTGCCTGGCCATCCAGACCAGATCTCCAGACAACTTCTTTCTGCCTGAGGAGTACGTGCAGGATCTGATGTCTCTGCAGGGTGTGGCGTTTGAGAGGTACGTGGAGGGAAAGTGGCGTGGTGGTGAGGGACTGGTCTATGACAGGTTTGATAGACAGATCCACGTGCAGGAGCGTGATGAGGAGTGGGCCAGGATCGTGGTGGGCCAGGATGAGGGATACACAAACCCAGCAGCTCTGGTGGTGATCGGTATGGACGCAGATGGCAGGATGCACGTGCTAGAGGAGTGGTACAGATCTGGACAGCTGGAAGCTGACGTGATCAGAGCTGCAGAGGACATCAACTCCAGATACCAGCCAGAGGCGTTTCTGCTGGATCCATCTGCTGCGAAACTGAGAGCTGCCATGCACACAGCCAACGTGCCAGTGGTGTCTGCAGACAATGAGGTGTTCAGTGGCATCCAGAAGGTGCAGCAGCGTCTGGCACAGGCTGGAGATGGTCTGCCACGTCTGACTGTCTCACCCTCCTGCACTGATCTGATACGTGAGTTTGAGACCTACGAATGGCTCAGTGGGTCAAGCGGACTGAAGGATCAACCGAAAAAAGAGCATGACCATGCCCTAGATGCACTCAGATATGCAGTGGCATACACAGATGGGACCAGCCTGCAGCCACGGATCAGGCAAGCGGGAACAGTGGAGAAAGCAGATGCCTGGAATGATGAGCGTATGTGGAGGACATTCTAATGCTTGAGAGACTGCGTACGCTCATCGGCGGAAAGGCTCAGACCAACCGAGCTGAGTATGTGCATGGCACGGTGAAGCCTGCAGATGTCTACGGATACAGCAGAGCACCAGAGAGGCAGGCCAGAGCCATCCAGCATCTGGTTGGATACGTCTATGCAGCGTCCATGCTCAACGCTAGATCCATCGCAAGCCAGCCACTCAAACTCTACGCTAGGGCAGGCAAAACCAGTGGACTCGTCACCAGATCTGTGAGCAAATCTGGCATGAGGTATCTCAGAGGTGACACAGATCTGAGGCCAGCCAAGTCAGTGCTGGCTGCCACTGGGCAGTCTGGTGACATCGTGGAGATCTATGATCACCCAGTCCTAGATCTGCTGCACAAGGTGTCCCCATTCATCGACGGATACCAGTTCACAGTGCTCAGAAAGATCATGCTGCAGGCTACTGGCAACGAGTATCTGCACCCCATCATTGGTCCACTGGGGTACCCAGTAGAGCTGCACGTGCTCCCATCTCAGATGGTCCGTATCCATCCAGTGAGAGATGAGCGCATCATCAGTCACTACTCATATGGTCAGCCACCATCAGAGGTGGAGTTCCAGCCTGATGAGGTGCTGCACAACAAAACACCATCACCCATAGATCCCTACTACGGCGTTGGGTGGGTGACTGCTGCAGAGTCTTCGGCCAACCTCCTAGAGCAGATGGATGGCTATGAGCAACATCTGTTTGAAAACCAGGCACGTCCAGACTGGGGCATCTTCCTCAAGGACAATCTCAACGAGTCCCAGTGGAATCGGATGGTGGCATACATAGACCAGAATCTGAGAGGCAACCGCAACTCTGGAAGGCCGTACATCTTCGAGGGTGGCAGTGATGCCAGACCACTCCAGTTCAGTCCACGTGATCTGGCTTTCAGTGATGGTGAGCTGAGAAAGGTGGAGGCCATCGCTGCAGTGTCTGGTGTGCCAGTCTCACTGCTGCGCGCCAACGATCCAAACCTGGCATCTGCTGAGGTGGGCTTTGCCTCCTATATGCGTGACACCATCCACCCATATCTGATCAGTGATACAGAGTTCCTGAACCAGCAGCTACTGCCACTGTTCGGATCCATGGCTGATGATCTGTTCCTGGCATATGAGAATCCAGTGGCAGAGGACGTGGAGCAGAACAGCAGGATCTTTCTGGCTGAGGTGGCTGCAGGTGTACGGACCATCAATGAGGCCAGAGCAGAGCTGGGTCTGGAGCCATCTGATGACGGTGATGATCTGCGTGTCAATGGAGTGCCAGTAGATCTGGTGGGACAGCCAGCTCCTCCACTGGGCACCCTGAGTGCTGAGGATGATGAGGCTCAGACCAAGAGTGCCAAGGCGACACGCTCACAGGTACGTGTGGGATCAATCGTCTCATGGCGCACCCGAAAGGGTGAGTACCTGGGGAAGATCCAGAGGCTGCAGACCAGTGGATCTGGAGAGGGTGTGGTGGGTGATCCTGATGCTAGTGAGGAAGATCCCATCGCACACGTGCAGGTCTATATCAGAAATGAGGATGACACATACACCCCATCAGACCGTGTGACACCAGTGAGAGTGTCCAGGCTGACACCTGCTGATGAGCCAGAGCTGTCAGAGAAAGCAGTGTCTCAAGAGGTGGAGAAAAGGCTGGAGAAAAAGGTGGAGGAACACAATGAGGAGCACGGTGATGCCAAAGGAAAGCGTGCCACTCTGGGGATGCTGAAGACGTGCTATGAGCGTGGACTGGCTGCGTACCGTGGCAATCCTGCTAGCGTCAGACCTACTGTGAGTGGTGCAGATCAGTGGGCCATGGCCAGAGTCAACGGACTGCTGCACGCACTGGCTACTGGCAAGTTCAAACGAAAGCCATTTGACCAGGATCTGCTACCACCAGAACATCCACTCAGTTCCAAAGATGAGAAAGGTCTGGTAGGTGATGACGTATACACCACACGTGATGAGGCTGAGGCTAGGGCTAGAGAGATGGGTGGTGAGGGATCGCACACACACCCTGGAGCCACGTGGGGTGTAGATGGTGAGGTCTATATGCCGTTTGAGACGCATGAGGAATACGATGCAGCTCTGGCAGACTCATCCAAGAAATATGAGGACATTGACTTTACACCACCAGCAGGTGTGCGTGAGGAGGCACGGCGTGGTCTGGAGTGGAGAGCTGAGCATGGCAGAGGTGGGACACTGGTAGGTGTGGCACGTGCACGTGATCTGTCCAATGGTGTGTCCATGTCACCAGACACCATCAGACGCATGACATCATTTTTTGCTAGGCATGAGGTGGACAAAGAGGGTGAGGGCTTCGATCGTGGTGAGCCTGGGTATCCATCTGCTGGACGCATAGCCTGGGCACTCTGGGGTGGTGATGCTGGGCAGACGTGGGCTGAGTCTGTGCTGAGGCAGATGGAGCGTGAGGATGGACAGAAGGTGGCACGTGAGCCAGGTGAGAGCGTGGATGCCTGCGTATCACGTGGCGTAGATGTGCTCATGTCGGAGGGATATGAGAGAGATCAGGCTGTGGCTATCGCCTACAGCCAGTGTGGTCAGAGGACCATCAGATGCTGCACTGGCATGGAGTCTGGTGTGTGCATGAAATCTGCAGAGGATGGTGGTGAGGACTGGCACCCAGAGCAGAAGGCTGCACGCCAACTGGTAGAGGAGGTGCAGGACTTTGAGACACCATCTGCAGATACAGACGTGGAGCGTCAGGGTGAGCCTGAGACACCTGCTACCCAGATCGCACGTGGTGTGTCTGCAGTGCTGCGAAAGCAGAAAGATGCCATCCTGAAAGAGCTGCAGGCCAGTCAGAAATCTCTATCACGTGCTCAGATGTTCTCACTGCTGGGTCTGGTGTCTGGCTTTGAAAAGGACATCGCTGATGCTGTGCTGGATCCCATGGTCCTGGCACTGAGTGCTGGGCATCAGTACGCAGCAGATGAGGCTGAGATAGACATCTCTGGATCCATCGGTGATGCCATCAACGTGCTGGGCAGAGACTATGCAGAGGCTCATGCAGCCAGTCTGTCCAAGCAGATGAACGCTGCCACGGTGCGTGAGGTGAGACGCATCATCTCCAATGGGATCACTGAGCGTCAGAGCATAGAGGACATCACCAAGGCACTGGAGCAGAACACTGTCTTTGACACCAGACGTGCACGGATCGTGGCACGCACAGAGACAGCACGTGCATTCACTGAGGGTGAGCTGCAGGCCATGGAGCAGTCAGACAGTGTGGCTGGCAAGAAATGGCTGAAGGCTCCCATGGCGTGTCCATTCTGTGAGCAGGCTGCGAAGGCCACACAGTCTGGTCCTATCGGAGTGCGTGATCCATTCCTCCAGGCTGGCATCATCAGTGCAGGAGGCAGGACCATGAAACTGCCAGAGCCACTGATGGCTCCACCACTCCACCCAAATTGCCGATGTGGCATCAGATCTGTCAGAAGGAAGATCGTAGATGAGTGAGCTAGATCCCACAGAGTTTGGACTGAAAGCCAACACCAAAACGGTGTGGCGTGATCTGCAGGTAAAGGGTCTGGACGTAGATGCCTCCAGACGTACGGTGGTGGCACGCATCACCTCAGATGCTGTGGATGAGGAGGGTGAGGTGGTGGTGCCTGAGGGCATCGACTACAGCAGATTCCTCAAGACTGGTGGGGTGGTTTTTTTCAACCATGAGTATGACCAGCCATGTGGCACGTGCATCAGCATCACACACACAGACCGTGGCATCCTGGCCACTACAAAGTTCCCAGACAGACCAGAGGGGTACAGAGGCGAGTGGCTACCAGACCAGGTGTTTGCCATGTTCGCATCTGATCCACCCATCGTGAAATCCTTTTCCATCGGCTTTGCCTATCTGGAGACCAGAGCACCCAACGCCAAGGATTTCAAGAAATACGGACGTGATGACATCAAACGGATCATCAGCAAGTCCAAGCTGCTGGAATACAGCGTGGCACCACTGCCTATGAACGCTGATGCCACAGCCATCCAAATCAACAAGGCGGTGGAGGCATCGTGCCATCCAACCGATACGTGTTTCACGCAGGCACCAGATCCAGATCCCAACAGCGTCGGTAGATCAGCCGAAGGAGCAGAGTGGGCAGATGTGGCTCAGCCAGTGCGTGTCAGTGACTCTCTAGAAAAAAGGGATATGCAAATGAGTGAAGACATCAACAAGAAAATGATGGTCGATCTCAACCCATCCATGACCATTGGTGAGCTGGCTGCTGCGTTGGCATCTGGTAAAGGTGAGCATGAGGATGAGGCTGAGAAAGTCCGTTCCGCTGTGGATGCGAAGGTGTCCAAAGAGGAAGAGGAAAAGCGTATGGACGATGACAAAGAAAAGGCAGAGCATGAGGATGACAAAAAGTCAATCCAGGATCTGGCCATGGAAGTCAAGCGTCTGAATGATCAATCGGTCAGTGCAGGTCGAAGCCGTCTGAGTGCAGGTATGCCACGCATCGAAGCACCAGCACGTGGAAACCTCAAGCACCTCAAGAGCCATGATGCTGCCTACGGATTTGGCAAGTTCATCCTGGGTGCTGCTGGTCACAAATCATCTGCTCAGTGGGTGCGTGATCACTATGGTGCGAAGGCTCACAGCGAAGGCAACAACTCACTCGGTGGGTTCCTGGTGCCTGATGAGCTGGACCAGTCCATCATTGATCTCCGAGCTGAGTACGGAAAGTTCCGTGCCAACACCCGCGTGCTCACCATGTCGCGTGACGTGCTCCAGATCAATCGGCGTGCTGGTGGTTTGACTGCCATCGCAGTAGGTGAGAACGGATCGTTCACTGAGTCTGAGAACAGCTTTGATCAGGTGACTTTGACTGCTGCCAAGTTTGGCGTGCTCACCAAAGTCAGCTCTGAGCTGCTGGAAGATGCAGTGATCAATCTGGGTGACTATGTGGCTGGTGAGATCGCCTATGCGTTCGCAAACAAGGAAGATGACTCTGGCTTCAACGGGGATGGATCATCCTCCTTCGCTGGCATCGTCGGACTCAAGAACGCTGTGGGATCTGCTGGTATCGCATCCGTGGCTGCTACTGGTGACATCTATGCTGGCTTGGCACTCTCTGATCTCAACGCTGTGGTGGGTAAAGCACCAGAGTACGTGTTCAGCCGTGCCACTCCGAAGTGGTATTTCTCCAGTCAGTTCTACTACGGAGCAGTTCAGAAAGTGATCTACGCTGCAGGTGGCAACACTGTGGACACCATCACTGGTGGTGGACAGCAGCAGCTCTTCGGATACCCAGTGGTGCTCAGTGATGTGCTCGCCAAGACGCATGCCACCTCCACCATCTTCGGATACTTCGGAGCACTGGATCTCTCATCCACTATGGGTGATCGTCGTCCAACTGAGGTAGCCACCTCAACG